GGGGTCTTCGGCCCGGCCTTCATCGAGATGCTGCTCGCCCGCCTGCGCCGCGCCAACGAAGGCGGCGGCGATGAATGACCTTCTCCGCCTCGCGCGCGCTCTCCGCTGCGACCCTGCCGACCCTCGGCAAGCCTTCGCTCACCGCCTGCGTATCGGTCTCGTCGTCGCGGCCCTGATCCTGATCCTCTCGCTTCTCCGGTAATCCCATGCACATGACCGACGGGGGCCTGCTGGCCCTCGTCCGGCACGAAGGACTCGTGCCCGGGCCCTATCTCGATGTGAAACAAGTCTGGACCTTCGGCATCGGCCACACGGCCGCGGCCGGGCCGCCCGATCCCGCCACCATGCCGCGCGGCATGCCCGCTGATCTGGACGCCGGGATCCGAGAAGCCTTCCGGGTCTTCCGCGCCGATCTTGCGCGCTACGAGGCCGCCGTCCTGCGCGCGGTGAAGGTTCCCCTGGCGCCGCACGAGTTCGATGCGCTGGTCAGCTTCCACTACAACACCGGCGGCATCGCGAAGGCTGCGCTGACCCGACACCTCAATACCGGCAATCGCGTTGCGGCCGCCGACGCGTTTCTCAACTGGCGGCGACCGGCCTCGATCATCCCCCGCCGGGAGGCGGAGCGCGACCTGTTCCGCCATGGCCGCTATCCCGGCGGCACGATCCCGGTCTGGTCCGTGGATCGTGGAGGCCGCGTAGATTTCTCGCGACCGATCCGTCGCCTGACCGAGGATGAGGCTCTGGCCTTGGCTCGCGGGCCGTCGCCGCCGGTCCTCAAGCCGATGCCCGACACGCCGACCGGCTGGCTCGCCCGGCTGGCCGCCTTCTTCTCCACCCTGATCCGGAGGGCCTGACCCATGCGTTACGTTCGCCCCAACTCGCTCACCTGGTGGGCGAGTCTTCTCGCCGTGCTCACGGGCATTGCCTCCCTCGCGCTGCCCGCGACCGGACCGTTCGCCGAACTGTCCCGTCTCGTCGCGCTTCTGGCCGGTTCGGGCGATGCCTCGCCTGCGGGGCTGATGTTCCTCGGTCTGGGCCTCATCGGCCTGCGCGACCGGATCGAGCGCGGGTTCCGCGGCGATGCTTGAGTTCATCGCAGGAGTGGTCGTGGGCGGCTGCCTTGGCGTCTTCGTCGTCGCCCTCTGCGTGGCCGCAGCCCGCGGGGAGCGGGACGATGGCTGATCTCCTGATCTGGCTCATCGCGGCTCTGGGCGCGGTTGGTGGTGTTGTCCTCGGTCGGGTCTGGGGGCGTGTGGAAGGCGAACGCGCTGGCAAACGGGAGGCGGAACGCGATGCCATGGAAGAGACGATCGAGAAGGTGGAGCGCGGTCGCGATGCGGTTCGCGACGGCCGCCGCGCTGGCGATCCCGCTGACCGGCTGCGCCGCAACGATGGGAACTGGTGACGCGGGCTGCGCCTCCTATGCCGAGGCGCGGCTCGTCCGGCCGGCTGCGGAGACCGTCGCGGATGTACCGCCCGCATGGGCGAACTGGATCGCCGATCTGGACGACCGCATGATGGGAACCTGCCGATGAAGTCCCTCTCGTCCGCCCTGCAGGCCCATCTCGAGGAGGGCACGACCACGCTCGCCTGGTGCTGGCGGATCGCGCGGGCCGATGGCGTTACCTTCGGCTTCACCGATCACGACCGGACGCTCAGCTTCGACGGGACCGACTTCGAGCCGGAGAGCGGGCTCACGGCCTCCGAGGTCCGCTCGGGCTCGGACCTGTCGGTCGATGCGCAGGATGCCGAGGGGGTGCTGACTTCGGACCGGATCACGGAGACCGACATCCTCGACGGCCGCTGGGACAACGCCGAGGTCGAGGTGTGGCGGGTGAACTGGACCGACACGAGCCAGCGCGTGCTGATGCGGCGCGGGGCCATCGGGCAGATTCGGCGCGGGCGGCTGGCGTTCGTCGCCGAGGTCCGCTCGCTCGCTCATGTGCTCGGCCAGACGGTCGGGCGAACGTTCCAGGCGACCTGCGATGCCGCCCTAGGCGACGCGCGCTGCGGCGTCGATCTGGAAGACCCCGACTACAAGGGCACGGGCGCCGTCATCGATCTCCTGCGCGACCGCGCCTTCACCGCCTCGGGTCTCGGCGACTTCGAGGCCGGCTGGTTCAACTTCGGCACGCTGGACTGGACGAGCGGCGCGAATGTCGGGCGCAAGGCAGAGGTGCTCGGCCACGACGTGACGGACGGCGTGGCGATCCTGACCCTGCTCGAGGCGCCGGTGCGCGCGATCGCCGAGGGCGATGCCTTCACCATCCGCGCCGGCTGCGACAAGCGTATGGATACCTGTGGCGCGAAGTTCGCCAACACGGCCAATTTCCGCGGCTTCCCGCACATCCCCGGCCAGGACGCCGTTCTCCGCTACGCCACCAAGGATGGCGGGCACGAAGGGTCCGTGTTGTGACCTCCGCCGATCCCACCCGCGTCATCGCCATCGCGCGCTCCTGGCTCGGCACGCCGTACCACGACCAGGCGAGCCTGCGCGGTGTCGGCTGCGATTGCCTCGGGCTCGCCCGGGGCGTCTGGCGCGAGGTTGTGGGTCCAGAGCCGTTCCCGATCCCGGCCTACAGTCGCGACTGGGGCGAGACCGGCCCGCGCGAGGTGCTGGCCGAGGGTGCGCGCGCCATGATGATCGAGATGCCGCTCGCCGAGGCGTGTCCGGGCGCGCTGGTCCTCTTCCGCATGAAGCCCCGTGCCATCGCGAAGCATGTCGGGATCCTGACCGCGCCCGACAGCTTCCTCCACGCCTATGAGCGGCTCGGCGTGATCGAGGAACCGCTCAACAACGCCTGGCGGCGGCGCATCGCCTTCGCCTTCCTGTTCCCGCAACGCTGAGACCCCGACATGGCCACCCTCGTTCTCGGTGCCGCTGGCGCCGCCATTGGCGGTTCGATCGGCGGCGCGATCCTCGGCGTCAGCGCCGCGACGATCGGCGGTTTCATCGGATCCAGCATCGGCTCGGTCGTCGACAGCTGGATCATCTCGTCGCTGGCGCCGACGCAGCGCATCGAAGGCGCGCGGCTCGACACGCTGCGCATCACCTCGGCCACCGAGGGCGCGGTGATCCCGCGGCTCTACGGGCGCATGCGCATGGGCGGCAACATCATCTGGGCGACCGATTTCCGCGAGGAGACGAAGACCACCACGCAGGGCGGCGGCAAGGGCGGCGGGGGCGGCAAGGTCAAGACCACCGAGTATCTGTACTACGCCTCCTTCGCGGTCGCGCTCTGCGAGGGACCGATCACCGGCATCGGCCGCATCTGGGCTGACGGCAAGCCGATGGACCTCTCCGGCGTCACCTGGCGCTGGTATCCGGGCGACGAGGCGCAGGCGGCCGATCCGTTCATCGCGGCGAAGATGGGTGCGGCGAATACCCCGGCCTATCGTGGCACGGCCTATGTGGTCTTCGAGGAACTCGCGCTGTCCACCTATGGCAACCGCCTGCCGCAACTCTCCTTCGAGGTCTTCCGGCCGCTCGCCGATCCCGACACCGCCGAGGGACTGACGCAGGCCGTCACCATGATCCCCGCCTCGGGCGAGTTCACCTACGCAACGCAGGCGATCCGCAAGACCGATGGCGGCGCGACGGTGCCCGAGAACCTGAACGCGCTGGCAGACTCCACGGACATGGTGGAGTCGCTGGACCGGCTGCAGGCGATGGCGCCCGCGGTCGAGAGCGTCAGCCTCGTCGTGGCGTGGTTCGGCGACGATCTGCGCGCGGGATCGTGCAAGGTGCGGCCGGGCGTCGAGGTGTCGGCCAAGTCGACCACGCCCGCCAGCTGGTCGGTGAACGGTGTGAGCCGCGGCAGCGCCTTCCTCGTCAGCCGCGACGACCAGGACCGCCCGGTCTATGGCGGCACGCCGTCCGACTTCGCCGTGGTGCAGGCCATCCAGGAGATGAAGGCGCGCGGGCTGCGCGTCACCTTCTATCCTTTCATCCTGATGGACGTGCCGCCCGGCAACACGCTGCCGAACCCCTATTCCGACAACGCCGCCGAGACCGGCCAGCCTGCGTTCCCCTGGCGGGGGCGGATCACCTGTTCGCCGGCGGCGGGATATGCGGGATCGGTCGACAAGACGGCGACGGCCGCCACGCAGGTGGCGGCGCTGTTCGGCGCGGCAACACCCGCGAGCTTCAGCGTCTCTGGTCAGTCGGTATCGTGGACCGGGCCTTCCGGCGACTGGGGCCTGCGCCGCATGGTGCTGCACTACGCCCATCTCTGCGCGGCGGCGGGCGGGGTCGACGCCTTCCTGATCGGCACCGAGATGCCGGGGCTGACGACAATCCGCTCGGGCGCCAGCACCTATCCGGCCGTGCAGGCGTATCGGGATCTGCTCGCGGATGTGCGGTCGATCCTCGGGTCGGGGACGAAGATCGGCTATGCCGCCGACTGGAGCGAGTATTTCGGGCACCAGCCGGCCGACGGCAGTGGCGACGTGTTCTTCCACCTCGATCCGCTCTGGGCCGACCCGGAGATCGATTTCATCGGGATCGACAACTACATGCCGCTGTCGGACTGGCGGGACGGGTTCGAGCATCTCGACGCGGCCGAGGGCTGGCCAGCGATCTACGACCGGAACTATCTGCAGGGCAACATCGCGGGCGGCGAAGGCTTCGACTGGTTCTATGCCAGCGCGGCTGATCGCACCGCGCAGGTCCGGACCCCGATCACTGATGGCAGCGCGGCCAAGCCGTGGGTGTTCCGCTACAAGGATCTGCGCGCCTGGTGGTCGAACGAGCACTTCGACCGCCCGGGAGGGGTGGAGAGCGGGACGCCGACGGCGTGGGCGCCGCAATCCAAGCCGATCTGGTTCACAGAACTCGGGTGCCCCGCCATCGACCGGGGCACCAATCAGCCCAACGTCTTCTTCGATCCGAAGTCATCTGAGAGCTTCGCGCCGCATTTCTCGCGGGGCTGGCGGGACGACGCGATCCAGCGGGCCTATCTCGAGGCGACCTATCTCTGGTGGGGCAGCCCGGCGAACAATCCGGTCTCATCGATCTACGGCGGCCGGATGGTGCATGTGCCCGAATGCGCCGCCTGGACCTGGGACGCGCGGCCCTATCCGTTCTTTCCGGCGCTGACCGATGTCTGGACGGACGGGGCGAACTGGCGGCTCGGCCACTGGCTGACCGGCAGGCTTGGCGCGGTGTCGTTGGCGGCCCTCGTGCGGCACCTCTGCCTGCGCGCCGGTCTGCCCGAGGATAGCATCGACGTCACCGGCCTCTGGGGCGCGGTCGAGGGCTACGCCATCACCGCGCTCGAAAGCCCGCGCGCGTCGATCACCACGCTGTCGCGCCACTTCGGCTTCGACGCTGTGGAGACCGAGGGGGTGATCCGCTTCGTCATGCGCGGCCGGGCCTCCGTCACAACCCTCGCGCCCGACGATCTCGTGGCCGCCCGCGAGGGCGACGTGCTGGAGCTGACCCGCGGCCAGGAGACCGAACTGCCGCAGGCGCTGAAGTGGCAGGTCGCGCGGGCCGACGAGGACTACGACGCGGCCCTCGTCGAGGCGCGGCGCATCACCGTGGACACGACCCGGATCGCTTCCGAGTCCTTCCCGATGTGCGTGTTCCAC